CTTGTTTCACTATGTTGCAGATGCTGCCACTTCAATGGAAATGGTTTACCCAGGTACCAATATGAAGTTGATTGCTGTTGGTGGTTTGAACGGAACTAACAAGATTGTTGCTGGTTCTTTGAGCAACTTCTTTATGGGTACTGACTTGATTGATGAGCAAGAAGAAGTGAAAATGTGGTACAGCATCGACAACGATGAAGTTCGTGTTCGTTTCACTTTCAAGGCTGGTGTGCAAGTTGCATTCCCCGGAGAAATCGTTTACTTCACCCTTTAATATTTATAACTGATGGCTTGTTTACTCACACAAGGATTCACTCTTGACTGCAAAGATGCAGTTGGAGGTATCAAATCAATCCACTTAATCACTTGGGTTGATTCAAAGTTCACCGTTGCAAGTGGTGAAGTAACTGCCACAACTGTTGCAAGTGGAGATGTTTATGATTACGAGTTGCCTAAAGGTACTGGATCATTAACAACCACAACCAATGTATCTGTAGAGAACGGAACATCATTCAATCAATCGGATGTTGTTTTCAAACTTCGCAGATTGTCAACCACCAAGCGTAACGAAATGAAGCTTCTTGCTCAAGGTCGTTGCTATTGCATCGTTAAGAACAACAACGATGAGTATTGGTTGGTCGGCAAGGAGTACGGATGTGATGTGACTGCAATGGTTGCCAACACCGGTACTGCTATGGGCGATTCCAACGGTTATGAAGTTACTCTTTCAGCGATTGAGGCTGAAGCACCTTACAAATTGCAAAGTTCAGTTGTTACCGCTTTGGGTATCTAATTGATTCTTGTTTCATAGGCTAAATGGGGAGGGCAATTGCTCTCCCTTTTTTTGTTACATATTTTTACTCTCGCTATTTTGTAGAGATGTTGAAGGTAACCAAACAAGATTCCGAATACTGGTATGTGACATTGACCGAAAAGGTCACTATTGCAAACCCGTATTTTTTATTTAGTATGAAGTGCCGACAAACTGACGCTTACAAGAATTTCATTTTGACCGATGTATCAACTGCAAAAGAAAGATACAACAAGTTTTTGTTTGATGAAGGTGCAACCGACAACACAACTTTAGAAGTTGGTGAACACGAATATAGAATCTATGCACAGATTTCATCTAACAATTTAAATCCGTCATTGGCTGATGAGTTGGTTGAAACAGGCATCTTAAAAGTTCTCCCATTGTTAAACAACGAATTATTCTATCAGGTATCGTGAGCGAAAAAATATACACAACGAATCGTGATATGGGTGTTGAACACGAAGTTGATCTCACCAAGAAATTGTTCACCACAAACCGTGATATGGGATTTGAACGCAATGTGGAATTCAACCAACGAAACTACGATGTTGATGCATTGAGGGCTTTCTTTTTATTAACTGAAGATTCATTTTTATTACTCCAAGAGGATGGAGGTCGTTTGGTAGAAAGTTATGGGTAACAAGAAAATTTCACAATTAGATCCGATAGGAACTATTGATGTCGTTCAGGACAGCATTCCAATCGTTGACTATTCCGAAGGTGTAACCAAACGGACAAACCTTGCCAACATTGGGCAAAGGGTATTGGAAGCCAGTTCAACCACAAACCTTGCAGAAGGGACAAACCTATATTTCACCAATACACGAGTTTACACGAAGGTCAAAGCAACTTTGTTGGCTGGTTCAAACACATCTATCACTTTTGACGATGCACTTCAAACCATCACCATTGCATCACAGGGCAATGTTCAAAGCGTAAATACAAAGACGGGTGCAGTTGTATTGACAACAACCGACATCAGCGAGGGAACAAACGAGTATTTCACCGCAGCGAGAGTGAGAGCAGTCGTTTTGACGGGTTTGTCATTGGCAACCAATGCCGTGATTTCTGCAACTGATTCAGTATTGGTTGCGTTCGGGAAGTTACAAGCACAGATTACCGCAAACCTTTCAACCCTTACATCTCACACATCCAATACAAGCAACCCACACGCCACGACAAAAGCACAAGTGGGGTTGAGTGATGTACCAAATGTAGACACCACAAACGCATCAAATATCACAAGTGGGACATTGGCTGATGCAAGGTTAACATCTGCCGTCACAAAGCAAGGAAACACATTTAACGGAGTATCTCAATTGGTTCAATTAGACGCATCTGCAAAACTTCCAGCCGTTGACGGTTCTAATTTGACAAACTTGAACATTCCACCTTCAACGGGTGGGGATTTATACTTATTTTATAACTACTAAAATGCCAGCAAATACATCACCCATATTCGCACTATCACCAGAACTTGCAATTGCAACGGTAACAGGTGCAACAACCGACCGAACAGGTGCAACGATGACAAACACCGTCACGCTTTTAACTGCTGCGACAAACGGCACGAAAATCACACAGATTGGGGCAAAGGTTGCAGGAACAAATGCCTCAACTGCCGTGCTGATTTTTATCAGTGATTCAAGTGGTGCGAATTTCAAGTTGTTTGATGAGATTTTATTACAAGCCATCACGGCAGATAATACAATAACATCACAAAGAGCAGTTACGGCATATAGTGATTTGCAGTTGAAGGCTGGGCAAGTCGTGAAGGTTGGCACTACCGTTGCCATCACGGCAGGAGTAAATATATTTGCAGTAAAAGGGGATTATTGAGATGCCTGACTTCGGAAGTTTTAGAGGGTTTGGTGAAAAATTAATGCAAGGTCAAACGCCTACGCAGTTGGGGACGATTGGAAGTTTTACCAGTATTGACCCCGATGCACAAGCATTTTTTGACCGCGTTACCACTGCGGGTGGAACACTATCCACCACCGAAAAGAACGCAACCAATCAACTTGTACTTGACATGAAAAGTGCGGGTATTTGGTCAAGTATGAAAGCCGTTTATCCAATGGTAGGTGCAAGTGGGGCATCGTGTGCTCAAAACTTAAAAAGCAGTTCGTTTACGGGTGTATTTTATGGTGGAAATACTTTTGCAAGTACGGGTTTTACTCCAAACGGTACTACTGGTTATATGGATACAAACTACAACGCAAGTGTTGCTGGTTCGTTAGATTCATCTCATGCCAGTTATTATTCAAGAACAAACACAACCAATTCGGGGGAAGATATGGGAACATATGGGAATGGCGGGCAACAAATTGGATATGCGTTCGATTTAACAACAAATTATATTGCGTTTAATTCTATAGAATATTTAGGCCCAAGTTTTACGCCAACTATTGGTTTATTATTAGCAACAAGAATAAGTTCAACGACAGCAAAATGGTTTCACAGAAATAATTCACCATATTCCGACAATCGAACTTCAACTTCTCTAAAGAATGCAAATCTGTTTTTAGGAGGTCTGAACTCCGGGGGAAGTTTATATTTACAATCAACAAAAGAATGTGCATTTTCTTCCATAGGTGACGGATTAACTGATACTCAAGCATCTGATTTTTACACTGCAGTACAAGCATTTCAAACAACATTAGGAAGACAAGTATAATGTTAGGCTATCAATTAACCGAGGAACAAAAAGACCAAATTCAAGGACAAGAATTTGCACCTTTTCAATGCTTTAATTGTGTGCAAGATATAAACGGAGTTTGGTTTAACATTTTAACCCAACAACAAATTGTAATCATCGCACCCACTTCTTGGGTTTGGGTTCTCACCTTACCCCAAGCCGAATACATCCCACCACCACCCCCACCATTCCCGATATGACAACACCGAAAGTAAAACCCAATGCGCTACCTGTTAGCTTTGATCAATTCCGTAAAAATCCTGTTGCTGCCGTGGCTTTTTGTATGCTTTTGGCTGTTAGTTATTTGTATATGGACTTGCGTTCGGGCAATCAACAGCAGATTGATGAATGTCGCAAAGAGATGGCAGTACTACGAGCAGAGCAGAAACAAGCATATAAGGCATTGAAGACGGCAGATTCTGCATTGTCTGCAGCCATCACAGAACTACGGATTATTAACTCAATGAAAAAACTTTAACGATATGCGTTTACTATTGATTTTTACTCTCGCTTTTTTTGGTGGATACTTATTCACAGAATCTTGGGCAACTGAACCCAAGCCAGTTAGTGACATTGATGCGTTGTTGAAGAAGATTCAACAGAACACACAAGCGGTTGGTCAAGCCACTAAACAAGCACACGAGGTCAGCGAGAAATTGGTGGAAGCAAAAGTGGTTGAAAAAGAGCAATTGAAAGAAGCCGTGGTGAATGCTGAAAAGAAAGCCGAAGCCGTGGTTCAACAGATGCAAGTTGTTCAAGACCAAATGGAGGTGTATGCCGTGAAGATGGTAGGTGCTGGATTAGATACTACCACCACACCAATTGAGTTTAAAGGGAAGATCTATGATGCTTATTTGAACTATCTATCGGAAGGTGGAAAGGAAGAATTTGATTATTTTAGAATGTACCTATGGCAGCCAAAGTAAACATCACATCATTTCGGGCAAAACCCAAAAACAAACTTGGCAGACATACCAAGCACAAGAACAAACACAAGAGTTCAAAACCATATAAAGGACAAGGCAAATGATAGACAAAATCAAAGTAGCAATGAAGGCGAAAGGATATGCCTTTTTTGAAAATGGGGATTACAACATTAATATCATCGGTATTCGCAACTCGGATACTGGAAGCAAAGTGACAAATGTCTTTGATGACTTGTTAACCGTGAGTTACAAAATCGGAGATGTGTGGCATTTTAAGAAATGGGCAGCGACAACTGATCCCGGCACAAAGGGAGTGAAAGAATTTCACAATGCTCAAGGAGTTGCTCGTCTTGTCCCCGGACAATATCGTGGTTCACACGCAATCGGTTTGCATCAAGGCAAGTACGAAGCCTTAAAACAAGCCAAACCAGTCAAGGTTTACAGAGATGCAAACAAGGATATGACCTACGACACCAAGTTGATCACCGAAGGTATCTACGGAATCAATATCCACAAGGCTGGGGCAGATTCAACCTATGTTGAGAATTGGAGTCAGGGTTGTCAGGTGTTTAAAAAGTCAGCAGAGTTTGATGAGTTTATGGCTTTAGTCAAGAAGGCTGCCACATTGCACGGCAATTCATTCACTTATACACTTTTAGAAAGCAAAGATTTATGAAAAAACTTTTAGAAATTTTCACGGGTGACAAAGGAGAAATGTCCTCAAAAAGATTCGTTGGGATCATCGGTGCTTTTGTACTTTTTGGTACTATGGCACACAATAGTTTGTCTCCTGCTGATATCGTACCATCTCCAGAGTTGGTGACAGCGGTTGAATTCATCGTGATTGCTTGTCTTGGATTCACATCTATTGACAAGTTCTCAAACAAAAAAGATTGATTGCTATTTGATAGAGATGATATTCCAAAGATTAAACTTTCACGATAACAAACTGCCTGTTTTCAAAGAGAACAAAGCAAAGGGATTCGTGACATTTGGTGCTGACAATCTCTATCCTGATTTCCTAATTGAACTATTCAATAAATCACCCAAGCACAATGCCATCGTTTCTGCAAAAGCATCATATGTTGCTGGAATCGGCACGGAGGTATTTGGTTCAAACACGGAGGAGATTGCAAAAGTCCAAGCCAAACTCAAAAATATAAACGCCTACGAGACCTACGAAGAACTCAAAGCGAAAGTTGCATACGATGCCGAGTTGTTCAATGGGTTTGCAGTTGAGGTGATTTGGAACAAGGCAAAGACCGCACCTTCGGAATACTATCACATTCCTTTCAAAGACATTCGCAAAGGTCTTGAAGGTGATTATGTGTATTGTGCTGACTGGACAGATAGCAAAGCGGAGAAAATCCACTATCAACCATACAACCCAATCACAAGGGAATCCAAGCAAATATATTATTGCCAATTTTACCGTCCCGGACAAGGCGAATATCCTTTGCCTGATTATGTTGGTGCGTTGAAATACATTGAAGTTGACACCGAGATTTCCAACTACTATTTGAATAGCATCAAGAACGGATTCACGGCACAAACTCACATCCAGTTATTCAAAGGAATACCCACACCTGAAGAAGCTCGTGCAACTGCAAGGAGATTCAAAGAAAATTATCAAGGCACGGACAATGCCGGTGGGTTAATTATCCAATACAACGATCCGACAGAGAAGGAATCGGTCATCAACAACCTTCAACCTTCGGATTTTGACAAGCAATTTGACTTGTTGAATAAGACCGTACAACAAGAGATATTTGTTGCACACAAGGTCAACTCTCCAATGTTGTTTGGAGTGCGTGTAGAGGGACAATTGGGTGGTCGTAGTGAGTTGATTGAAGCCTATGAGATGTTTCATCACGCATACATTGAACCCCGTCAACAAAAGATTGATGATACCTTCGCTTACTTGCTTGAGCCTATCGCATCAGTTCGCTTGGAAACCATCAACAAACCACCAATCGGTCTTGACTATCAAGCGTTGTTTACTGCTGGAATCATTGACAGAAACGAAGCAAGAAAAGAGTTGGGATTTGATGAGATTGAAGAACCTTTGAATGTTGCCCTATCAAAACAAAATCCTTTTGGATGGGATGATGAAAGAGACATCAAGGTGTTTCAACAATATGGAGAGAGTGCAGACAACTTTGAAGCCTACAAGTTTGAGTTCGTGGATGCCGTTGAAACTGCCATCTTGAATGTGTTGAAAGAGAATAAAGGTCTTCAGGTTGGAGACATTGTGAACATAACCAAACTGGATGCGAAGGTTGTCGCTGATGCGATTGCTAAACTTGCCAAAGCAGAGTTGATCAAATCATACGAGGACGGATTGGAAACAACACCGAAAGGAGTTGAAGAAGTAAAGAGATTGCAAACCGAAATTGTGGTGCGTTATGGCTACGCTTTAGCCGCTGGAATCAAAGGTACTTTGGTTATCCCAACCACTCGTGATTTCTGCCGTCAAATCGTGGAAAGCAATCGTGTATATTCAAGGGAGGACATTAACGCAATGTCTGCACAACTTGGTTACGATGTATGGAAGAGGAGAGGTGAATGGTATACAAACCCTGATACTGGAATCACCACGCCACAATGCCGTCACATTTGGCAACAACAATTATTAAGGAGAATCAAACGATGACCAATTTTGTATATTTCATTTCAACCACTTATCTCAAGGACAACACACCTTTGAATGAGAATGTTGACGATAAATTGTTGAAGTCAGCAATCAAAGAAGCTCAAGAGATTTATATCCGTGATGTGATTGGTTCAGGGATTTACAATGAATTGCAAGTTCAGGCATTCGCTGGAACATTAACCCAGTTGAATACTACCCTTTTGGATTCATACATTGCACCTTGTTTGAAGTATTACACATTGACCGAAGCAATGCTTCCAATGACCTTCAAATTGATGAACAAATCGGTTGCATCTCGTGAGAGTGACAATGCGAGGGCGGTATCAGTTGAGGAAATGACAATGATTGAAGGGCGTTATCGTGATAAAGCGGAATACTATGCCAACAGGTTGAGGGATTATCTTCGCACATACACAAATGATTATCCTTTGTTCTTGAATCCCGGCAGTACATTTGATACAATCCGACCAAAGAACACCGCTTTTGTCGGTGGTATTTATCTTCCAACTTCACAAGATTGCTTTTGGAACTATGACTTCCCCGACACGGACAAATAAATGGCAAAAAAACAACGAAGCCAAACTTCTCAAATTTCTCAAGAATGACACTAAACCAAATAATCCAAAAGATTCAAACGGCAGCCGAAAGCCATAAGATGGTTCACAAGTTTGGCGTTGGTCAGCAGTCAAATATGACGGTGGAGAATGTTGAGTACTATCCGTTGGTTTGGTTGTATCCTGATGGATTCAATTTGCAGTCGGGTGGTAATCTTCAAACCTATAATTTCGCATTGCTTGTGATGGATCGTGTATTTGAAAGTGAAAGCAACACCATTGAGGTTCTTTCGGATACTGCACAAATTATGACCGACATCTTTGCGTTGATTGAAGACAACACCCAAAACGATGAGGATTTTGAGATTGTAATCAACGGCAATGCATCTCCTTTCTACGATTCAAAAACTGATATTCTCGCTGGTTATGCAATCAACTTCCAAGTCCTCACTCCTTATTTACACAATACTTGCGTTGTTCCTGTTTAGTTGGTTGTGGGCGTTCTTCAATTATGATGAACCAGTCCGCTATATTAAACCACTAAATGTTGAACTGCACGAAAGGATAATTGAAAAAGAGAAGATCAAACGAATCACACTACTGAAAGAACTGAACCACTATGATACGA